ACTTAGATGAATCACCAACAGCGCCGGAATCGATAAAATCCTGCTCTGCTACGATGTTGTTTTCATCTATTTGTGCGAAATGTGCCATTTCTTTCTCCTTGTGTTAATTTAATATTTATTAGTTTATCTACTAATTTCTAATCTTTAGAAAATATCTCTACCTGAACCCTTAAAGTGTAAAATCTATATGAACTAGCATGTCATCACCCCATGACCCAGTATGTTGCACTTGCGGTTCCGCCCGTTGTAAACGAGTTTGCTTGTTGAACGGTGAATGTGGTCATTGCTACTGGCTGGTTTGAGAACTGCACTACTGTATTATCTGAATTTAAGGCAAATTGTGATAATATAGGTTGCTGTGTACTGACTACGGTACTGGTATCAGCTTGGAATATATTGCTACTGCCAGTTATAGGGGAAGACAAGAACTGTATACCCGTTCTTGTTGGATTTAATGAAATTTCTGATAATATAGGTTGCTGTGTACTGACTACGGTACTGGTATCAGCTTGGAATATATTACTACTAGCAGTAACGATAGCGTTAAAGGATACAGTGTAGGATGTTACTGCTAGATTTGCCATATTATACTAATTTTACAAAGAATAAGTCGCTATTGGCTCCACCTGGAGTTCCTACCCAGATAGGAGCATAATTACTTCCGTTTATATTATATGACGGTAGACTTAGTAACGGGCTATTTGCATTAATACCGTTTTGTCCTTTATAGATGCCAATTGCAGTACCGCCCTGAGTTCCACCTGCAGTAGTTGATGAACCTGATACTGAGAAATTGATCGGGTATACTGTTGGTACTAATAATCCAGTACCACTGTCAACACTAGGACCGTCAAATAATCCACTGGCTTCCCATGAATTTCTTCTGAAAAGTTCTCTTAGTGTGTTTGTGCTAACAGATGTTGTAGGATAACTGCCTAGTGGCACAGTGGCTCCCGTTTTCAATGATATAGGATCCGTTGTTTGGTTTGTTGTAGCAGTTGATGCAAGAGACGGGGTATTAAATCCATAGTATGGTGAAGTAGTTGCATTGCTAGTATTATAATACATATAAGGGCTGTTAACACTATAACTCACAGTGTCTGTGTTAATCGTTCGTGTATACATTGCACTGAATGGTGTGTGGTGATTGTTAGTGGCGCCGTTGTTCATTTGCATACCAGGGTGGTATCCAAATCCAACAAGATAAGGGTTATCACTATAACTTTGTTCCCAACCCTGACTTGTCCTTGTTCCAAAATACCATATTCCATAGGGACTCAATAACGTTATATAGTCACTAGTAGCACCTACATAAAAGATAGTTCCGGCGGTGGATGGCCAAGAATAGACACTGAATGGGCCATATTGTGATTGTGCTAGAGCACTTGTAGGATTTATTTCTGTCATCCAAGAGCCCATACCCGTGACAGCTAACGGTCCAGGGGTACTTCCCGCTGAACCAAACGTTGTTCCACCATATCCCACTTGATATGTACCTGCATTGAATGGGGTGGTTAAAACATCCATTGATGTCCATGTTTTATTATATGAAGCAATACTAGTATTATTAGCTCTATAGTAAGCCCAATTAGTATTACCAGCACCCATTGAAAAGATTTTATTTCCGCCTTTACCATCTGTGGTTTGTAGACGTAAAAAATAGTCAGCGGTTGAAGAAGCTGGCACAGTACCCGCAGTAAAAGCGTTACCGGTTGCAGTAACCCAACCACCATCTTGTGAGTTTGCTAATACAGTAGTGACCATGTTATTTGCAGTGGCAAGACTATTGTTGGAAGAGTTGGTTGTTGATGGAGTAGAGCCTGCAGTTGCAGTTGCGGTTGCATAAACTGCGCTCATTAAGTTCCAAATAATATCTTTATATGTCGTTGTCGCTGGCATTGTAAATTTTACTAGCATTTGTTTTCCTTATTCTGTTAAAAATGCATAGTTACCGTATGTTATGCGTGTAACTCCGCTTGTGTTGTAAATTGTTTTACTAGATAAAACACCCGGTGCTAGTGATACAACACCGTATAAAAAGTTTACATATCCCCCTGCATCAGGACTTCTGATATATGATGGATTTTCAATGATGACTGGATAATTGTTTTCATCTAATGTCAAGAAGGAACCGCCTGGAACCAATGATGATCCTGGCACTGAACCTGCAGTATTATAGATTCCAGTGTATGTTGTTGTACCATAACCTGAACTAGTTCCGTTAAGTTTGTATGTGTACGGAACTTTTGCTTGGGAGTTAACAAAGTCGCACATAACGGTTCTCATACTTGTAGTATATTTCTCGACCACACCGTTACTAGTGATATCAACCCAACCGATACAAGTACCATGTGCAGGTTGTATTAACACTAATGATTTATTTGTCAAGATAATAATCAACTCATGTGGAATATTTGTGGTGCTATAGTAAGGTTTTAAAAATGCCGGTTTATTAGCATACATTGTTGCACTATTAGTAATAGTTGCCCCAGAACTCCAATCTTTTCCTAATGCGCTTGTACTTGTGTTGATACCTACGCCTAAGCCAGTTGTATCAGATGATGCGTTCAACAAAATATATGAAGTATAGGAAGATGCAGAATTGTGTTTTTTACTAATCACACTTGCAGTAGAACTGTTCGTATATGATACCGCATATATTGTTCCTGATGGATAGCTACCTGAGAACGTGCTGTTTGCTTGTGCATTTGTGCTCAATCCGCTAGCAGCCGTAATTGTTCCACCAATGATACCGGTAATATCATTCAACACATCTGCCGCGGTAGTGCTGGCTGAGATTCTATATCTAACGTACATTATACTTCCCCTTCTTCTGATTCGGTCGTCGGTGATTCATCTAACGAATCAGAATCAAAAACCAATTCAAACTTGTCAGTAGACAACAACGACAATTCATGGTGTTCCGTGTAAAAATATGTCTCACCTTGAATATCCGAGATTGATCCAAACAATGTGGCAGGTTCAACACCTAATGCTTCAGCTAAAAGCTCATGTATTTCTAACGCTCTTTCCGATGACGTAATATCGGTATTTTCGACTTGAGTGGTTAATTTGAATACTTTTGCGGGGTTCCCGCTATAAAAAACTTTGACAAAATCCATAAAATTTCCTTATCTACTATTTAGTAATTAATTAAGTGTACTCTAAATCTACACGCAAATCTACTGCACTTCCTGACACGATGTCCACGGTCAAATAATCAGTTGTAGTTAAGTTGACGTTGAGTGCTGCCTTTGTCATAGTATTAGTGTTTGCAGTAACAGTATATGTATTAACCTGTGTATCGTTCTTCTTAATTTTTAGTACAAAGTCAGTTGTACTAGCTTGGCTTAAACTAGCAACTATGTTACTGATTGACACTGCTTTGGGTGGATAGAATCTGGTCGTCCCGGTACTAGGTCCTGACACGGATCCCGTAGTGTGCATTGAAATAAATCTAGGTTGTACAAGCTGAACTGAGTTTGCAATTGCCGAAGAGAGTTGCGAAGTATTTGCTACCCCGTTTGTTGTAGCCACTGTACTTAGGGTACCTGAAGCAGTTATGATAATACCTGTTGGATCAGGTACGTTTGCTGTTGGTATGGGTATCAACGCAATAGCACCAGTGGTTGCGTCAGTCTTAATCTGGGCACCGGCTAAATCAATTGTACTACCTGACAAGAACAAGTCTTTAAAGCGGTTAGTGCTATTACCTAAATTGTAAGTAACGTTAGCAGTCGGTATTATGTTACCGGTCAGACTGATGCTACCTACAGAAAGTGTATTTGATGACGCATCGAATTTAAATTGAGCACTATTACCTAGACTTCCTGCATTGTTAAACAATACTTCTGTATTTGAGCCAGGAATCGTCATTGTTGCGATTGCAGTAGTTAATTCACGAATTTGAATTTTTACCCCGTAACCCGGGGCAGTCACAAATGTCAATGTAGATCCACTTACTGTATAGTCTGTGGTTGGTACTTGAACTAGACCGTTTTCTGTAACAAGAATACTAGATTCAGTTACACCACTTGATACTGTATAAGTTAATTGTACACCATCAGAAACATAATTCCTGACAGTTAGAGAACTGCCACCTGCTTGCGTTACACCCATAGTAGTTGTAACTTCAATCAATGACCCATTTGCAGGTGCTTCACTGAATACAATGTCGGCGCCGCTCAATGTGTAGGCGGCACGTAACTGTAGAGCGCCGTTATAGTTAACAAATGTTTGATTAATGTTGCCTGGAGTTACACTCAATGTAAATTGAGTAGTTGTTCCGTCACCAGTAAAATTATCTACTGTTACACTAGTATATGTACTTGACCCGCCGCCTGATTGTTCTGCCCAACTTAGATTTCCTGAACCATCTGTTTTCAATACATAGTTGGCAGTTCCACCAGTGATGAAAAGATTAGCAACACTGATTGAGATGTTACCTGGACTTAAATTACCTGTATATGTGGGTAAGTATGTTGCGACATTACTATCACCATATGTGACAGGTGCACTTGCAAATACACCATTGCCGTACAAGATATTACTTGCATTGCCATCTTTGTTGATAGTAGCAATGTTGCCGATACCGCTTACATTTGCAACAGCAACACTGTTAGCGACTGCGGCATATGAAACTTCACCCATTACATTAGCACCGGATACTGCGTTTGCAGTGGCTGCATAAGTTACAGCACCGGATACATTAGCACCCGCAACACTGTTAGCGACTGCGGCATATGAAACTTGCCCAGTAACATTACCACCGACAATGTTGCTTAATAAGTTACCAGAACCACTGAAATAGTTAGCTGATGCTAGATTACCTAAGTTGGCGTTACCTGAAGTTAAGTTACCTGAGATAGTTACACTAGTTAATGTACCTACACTAGTAATATTGGGTTGTGCGTTTGTGTATACCGTACCTGCAATAGAACTGTTTGGTACTTGACCGGTTACATTACTACCGGTTATGTTTCCTAGACCAGAGCCATTGCCTACAAAGTTATCTACTGATAATGTATTTGATGTACTATCAAATGTAAAGTTAGCACTAGAACCAAATGAGCCACTATTGTTAAACTGTACTTGTGTGTTTGACCCAGATACAGTAGCAAATGACCATGCTGCACCATTGGCATAAAGAAGATGATCCGTCTTTATATTACCAGCAGATACATTACTAGTTACATTAACATTACCCAATGTACCCACTGATGTAATGTTGGGTTGAGCACCGGTAATTAATACACCAGTGAAGTAGTTAGCAGATACTAGATTACCTAAGTTGGCATTTAGGGTGGTTAGGTTACCTGTCGCAGTAACGTTATTGAATACGTAATTCTGCGTTTCATCTACTACCTTGGGTCTGATTTTTTCTAATGCCATACTGTATTTAGTTTATCGGTATTACAGTGATATGCACTGCTATACACCTATATTATTCTACTAAGGGGTCTACCCAGTCTGAGTTTTCCGTCCAATCGGTACCGTCAAAAAGGTATTTCCAACCTTTCCAATCTTCCGGCACAGTTACATTTTCATGTACTGTGATATTTGTTGAATTGCAATCACTAATGATTAGTGTTTCCGGAGAACCAATGATTGTCTTATCCTCTTGAACATCAACCACTTCATTGTCTTCAAACACATAAAGTGAGATGTTGTTATCTAATTTGACTATAGTTTTCATGGTTATCCTTTAATTAATAGTTTAGTGGATGCGATAGCAGTGCCTGCAAAAACATTAGGAATTCCGGGCGTAGTTGACAGAGATCCGTTATTCTGAACATAGTATGCTGATCCAGGAGTTAGTCCTGTTTGAGCATCATCAACTGATCCAGCAGTTTGAATTGTAGCAGTTTGACCGTTAGTATAAGACCCATTTGAAATTCCTATATAGTTGGTATTAGTAAGTGTTGTGGTTGGTAGTTGCCACATGTAGGCAGATACTGTTCCATTGCCATATAATACAAGAGTTTGTCCGTTGTTGGCAGATGCTATAGTCGCAAAATACGGTACTACTCCTCTATAATTAACAGTACCTACTGTTATTGTATCTGAATTTACTGGGTCAAATAATAATGAAAAAGCATAAAATCCATTATATCCGGTATCACTGAATAATATAGTTGTTCGTGTAGTTGTATAACAATAACTCATTGTCATATACGGAGTATTATTGTTACCTGATAAAGTAGAGGGAATGTGCAATGGATTACTCCAATTTTTACCGTCACCATGAACTATCCAAGCACCTACACTATTTTTTTGATAACATAAAATTACTATCTTTTTTGCTGCTACATTGTATGAAACTTGAAAACTTTCAGTTATCGCATATGTACCAGATTCTGTGTAAAACCAAGTAGTGTATAAGGGGTTTGTAACTGATTGCCATGTGTAAGCTGTGTTAGTTGAAGTTGGCATTGGAATTGATGTGGATAATCCATATTGTGGGGTAGAACCTTGTGTCCACAAATACACCATTGTTTTGGTTGCTATGTTATATACTACTCTACCCACTGAGATAGCACTAGCGCCAATTATCGTAGCTTCACCTCCCCAGGTAACAGTCGTACCTGATAGTGTACCAATCATAACATACGGAACATTACTTTTTGTGTATGTCATTGCAATGCGCTGTCTCACGGTATCATAAGCAGCACTTAGGTTTTGCGTTGCTACAGAAACTAATGTCATTGCCGTACCTGCGCTGACCGTTGTACCTGAAATGGTCATTACGTTAGCTTTAAGATATCCAGAACTATCAGTATAGTAGAATAAAAATTTGTTTTCTGTTATATATATTAGTTTACCACTATAAGAAAGATTAGTCGCTGATAAACTATATCCATAATCCAAAGTTAAACTTCCGCTTGTTATAGTACCAATGTACCAAATTGGTGATGTACTACTATTAATAATTGCTAATAATATTTTACCAGTAGTAGGATCGTAGGCAGAAAGCATATTGTTACTGTTACTCGCAACTGATGGGGTGAACTGTGTGAGACTCTCAGTAGTATCAGATATAGAGCTTACTGTGCCATCACTGTTAACAATCACTTTAGTACCGTCACTTAATGATCCGGTAGCAGTTGCAGTTATAGTTCCTGCTGATGCAGGTGTTGCGAAACTTAAATTACCTGCTCCATCAGTTGAGATAAACTGCCCAGATGAGCCTCCAGTTATACGCACGTTGGCGACTGAACCTAAGGAGACATTACCAGTAGTAAGTGCATCTAGTACACTTTTGTTTTTAAATTGCTTATAGTCTGCCATATTATTCTTTCTTATACATTAGTTAGTAACCAACCCTGAGTAGCATTATAATACGCTAAAGTGAATGCTGCTCTATCAGTAGTGACGGTCATATCACTTGCTGCCCCTTGAATTTTTCCACCGTTACGGGCAATTGTAATTGCATGTGTGCTTGCATTTCCAGTACCATCGATAATAGAAATCTCATCACCTAATGTACCAGTTGATGGTAATGTTAATGTGATGTTTGCTGTTGATGTATCAACGATGTACTTAGTTGAAGCAGTCATAGTAACGTTTGAAGTTACTTCAGAATATGTATAACTTGAGCCGCCGCCACTGCCTCCCGAACTGCCACCGCCAGTTACTGTTGTAATTTCAACAACATAACCTGCGGGCGGTGCTTCATCAAACGTGATTACGTCTGCTAGTACGCTGTATGCATCTCTTGGTTGCAAGACACCACCGATACCTACGATAGTATAGTCAACACTAGCAGGAGTTGCAGATAAGGTCTTCATTGTCCAAGTGCCGTCACCTGTAAATGTGTCAACTACCATTTCAGTAGTAGGCATTGCAGTCCAAGCTAGATTACCTGTACCGTCAGTCTTCAATACATAGTTTGCATTACCACCTGTGATAGTGATATTACCAACTGCCCCTAGATTAGTAGTGCCAGAAACTGCTAAAGTAGTTAATGTACCGACACTAGTAATGTTTGGTTGTGCCGCAGTGTAAACTGTACCTGAAACTAATGCGTTACCTACTTGTCCAGTTACATTAGCACCAGCTAATGCAGACAGTAATGAACCATTTCCACTTACATAGTTTGCACTTACTAAGTTTCCTCCTGCTACGTTACCGGCTGATAAATTACCGGTAACTGATAGACTAGTCAGTGTACCAACACTTGTGATGTTTGGTTGAGCACTCGCTGTGACGGACACGGCAGTAGTAGCTACTACACCGGTTAATAAACTACCATTACCAATAAAGTAATTAGAAGTAACTGCATTACCTAAGTTTGCATCACCTGCTTTAATGTTACCTAGTGTTGTTATTGTTACCGTATTATCGGTTACTGATACGCTACTAGCAAAAGTAAATACCTTATCGGTATTCATCCAACCCATAAACGCATCTTTTACACCACCGTCATAGTAATGCAATAATTGCCCACGTTCTTTGCCGTCATTGCTTGATAACGCTGCGCCGTTGGCTCCGCCGCCCAATTCAAAGATTGGGTCTACAATTCGTGTTACAGTTGAGTTAACTGTAGTTGTTGTTCCGGTAACTGTTAAGTTACCTGTAATAGTTGCGTCACCGGCTGACAATGAGCCAGTGACTGCTAAACTAGTTAACGTACCGACTGATGTGATATTTGGTTGTGCATTAGTGTAAACTGTGCCTGCAACTAATGCGTTACCTACTTGTCCAGTTACATTAGCACCGGCTACTGAATCAGCACTGCCTGCAGTTGTCGCATACGTTGCATTAGCTACGGTGCCTGTTACATTAGCACCAGCCACTGAGTTAGCTGTTCCTGCTGTAACTGCGTATGTCGCATTAGCTACTGTACCTGATACATTGGCACCTGCGACTGCATTAGCAGTTGTTGCGAATGCTACTGCGCCGGAAACGTTAGCACCGGCTACTGAGTTGGCAACTGCTGCAAAAGCTACTTCACCTGATACATTAGCACCAGCTACTGAGTTAGCTGTTCCTGCTGTAACTGCGTATGTCGCATTAGCTACAGCACCAGAAACGTTAGCACCAGCTACTGCGTTTGCTGTAGTTGCGAATGCTACTGCACCTGATACGTTAGCACCTGCCACTGCATTAGCTGAATCAGCTACGTTAGCATGATTAGCACCCGATACATCACCGACTACGTTGCCACCTGCAAGTCCAAATAATGCACTACCGTTAGCTGAGATAAAGTCTACTGCAAGGGTTTTAGTTGATACGTCAAATGTCAAGTTACCACTAGCAGATAAGTTAGTTCCGTCATTGAACTGAATCTGTGTATTACTACCAGCAACGTTAGCGTTACCTGTACCAGTAGTCATTGAACCCCATGATAGGTTTCCTTGACCGTCTGTCTTTAGTACATAACCAGTTGAACCACCTGTAATCTTAACATTAGCCACTGCACCTAAATCACTTGCACCACTGACTGTTACGCTAGTTAGTGTACCAACCGATGTAATGTTAGGTTGTGCTGCTGTGTATACCGTACCAGCTACTAAGCTGTTAGCAACTTGACCAGTAATGTTGCCGGCTGCGATGCCGAACAATAGACTAGCATTTCCGCTAAAGTAGTTAGCTGACGCTAAATTGCCTAGATTAGCATTACCTGAAACAATGTTTCCGGCTATGTTAGCATTAGCAAACGAAAACGTAGCTGTTTGATCCAAGCTAAATGGTTTGACTTTTAGTAGTGACATTATGAATACCTTTTATATGTTATATTTATCTGTTTTGGGTTAGTCTGTCCAGTACTGATAATTATTGTTGGTGCTAGTGGTAGATTCGGTTGTTTGCATGATTTTGTAGATGGGTTTAAAACTCAAACTTATTGCTTCGGATAATGAATCTTCTAGGACTGTTTGTATGGATAATGATGTTTGGGAATTAGTAAATTGTCTGTTAGTCATAACGGGAGTAACTGACACATACAGGCTTTCAGTCAACACATCTTCTGATACGACAGACGTAGATAAACTAACTGTTTTTTTAAAAAATGTCGGGACTACGCTACTAGGCATTTTATGAAGCCTTTACATATAGAAGCTGTCTAGGATTAGGTCCGGAGCTACTAGCAACATATCCCATTCTGATACCAATATAGGTTGTTCCGTCAATAGTATAAGATGCATCAGGAACATGGTATAAATCTAATTCTGCGGCAGAGCTATATATACCACCCTGAAACAAGTTCTTCATATATCCGCCAAAATTACTAGTTCCAGTATATCGTATATACATCGGTAATGCAGGACTAATCAACGCATTTGTAGTAGAATCGGATGTAACACCCACTGACGGTACCTGGGTGGCCGTAGCCCAATATACATTAAAGATATCTGTTTGTAATGCGGTGGTAGAACCTGTGCCTTGCCAGGTTCCTAATGTATATCCGGTTCCTCCATTTGAACCAGCAGAACTATAATTAGTTGGGTAACTAAACGGAACAGTTGTGGGATTCTGCGGAGCGATTTGTCTATAATATGGAGTACTGTAAGTGGCTGCATATTGAACATTGGTCAATGGGCTCATGGTGGTGTAGCTACCAGCACTTGATCCAGGATTAGTTGCTCTCCAAATGTTTACTGCTGACCCTACTGTTCCCGTAGTTGTGTCAATTGTTCTCATTACAGTCCAATACCCAGCAGCATCACTAGCTTGTCCTGTATACGCACTATTAGATCCTTGGCTACACCACAACGCAACCCAATATGGATTGTCATTATAATTGTCTTCCCATGAACTATTGGTTCTAAGTCCTAAATGAAACCATGAACCACAATGAGCTACACTTGTTGAAGCAACATCTTGCTGTATATGAATGAATTCGCTAGTGGCTGAGATGTAATAAACTCTGGTTGCACTACTGGATATGCCTGCGACCCTATTATAATCATATATGAATGTTGAGGTGGTGAATGGACATCCGCCTGCATATACCGAAGTAGAAGCGGTTCCTGCCGAATATGTTCCAGTAACGTTATATCCGGAACCATAATTACAATTTGCCAAAGTTGTTGCATATCCAAATGACAGGAAAGGACCATAATTAATCTGACTGCTAGTATATGCACCTTCAATCATACTGAACCACAAATAAGGTAATCCAGATTTACCAGTATCTCTATACAACAATAAACTTTCTAAAAAAGAGTTAGTTGATATAATACTGCTATTCAGTGTTGTTTGATCCGATTTTACTGTCCATCCACCAGCTACTGTGTTATCCAAAACGGTCGTAATTACCTCATACTGACCTGTACTAGCGTTATTGTAAGCTGTACTACCAGTTACGGATGGTGTTGAGTTGGCACTAGCGGTTGCAATTGCTCTGACAGCCTTCATTAACTGTTGATTTTGTGACCTTGCGTCACCCATAAGTGTTACTTTACAAAACATTGATTATTCTCCTTCAATCACAATTTGTGATCCTTGATATGCGTTACCTTCTGCGTATACAACCGTACTAGAAGTTCCGCTCGCTGCCAATTTACCAGTTGTATAATAAACTTTATTGTCACTATCATACATAATACCTGCATCAAAAAAGATAGGACTATTAGAAAATCCCTTTACTCCGTAGATAGGATATAAACCTTGTTGTTGATTACCTATGTAACAAGTGGACAATGGTACTTTAGTTGTTTTATTTTTAGCATCAGGTGCTAACTCCGCAGATAGATTGTGTAGATACATACCTGTTTGGTTAGTATAAGTGGATGATGATAAACTGTATGCTTTTGGTATACTGAATACTTGATAATATGCATCAGGTACACCAGTATCGTCCGCTGCTGTCGGGACACAGCCTGCCATCATCATTGAATCGGTGAAGTAACGGTTCATACCATTCTTAGAAACATCGCATAGTAATGCCATTCCACGAGTTGGTGCTTGATTAACAAAGAAAATTTTATCAGTGATGATAACGTCAATTGTTTTATCAGTTGCAGTTGCATCAATCAATGATGTTAGTGCTCCTGATGTATTGAGTGCAGTATTTGCATAATTATTACCATACTCTACTGCCAATTTAGTTGAACTTGCAGATAGTTTAAACCAATGTTCGTAGGTTGTGTATGCATTGTTTTTCTTTTTATAGTCGTTTCCCGTTGGGTTAGAATAAAGTGAGTTACTATTAGTCCAGATTGTGCCCAACACAGATGAGTTAGCAGAATCAATATTTGTTAGGTTGCTAGGTTTAACTACACCATTGACAGTTGTGGTGGTCATCGCACCGGTGATGATTGTTTTTAAATTTGCCAATAATTCTGTGATTGTTGACGTTGATGTTTGTTTAATTCTTACAAGCATTAATTATTCCTTTGTTTATTTATACTCTAAATCAACCTTCAAGTCAGTTGCCCCTGTACCAGTAGCAACACCCAATGTCAAATAATCACTTGAAGTCATTGTGATATTAGTTGAAGCCGTTGACATAACATAAGCATTAGCACTAACTGTGAATAGTCCTACATTAGACCCGTTTTTATATAGGTTAAATGTAAGATTTGATGAACTAGGAGTTCCTAAGTAAGCATATACATTACTAATTGTGATATTGCCTTTTGGATAATACCTTGCGGTACCGGTCACTGGAGTTGTAATTGGTCCTGGTTGATTCAATGTGATATATTGTGGGTTAGCTGACTTAACTGCTACCCATGCGTTGCTGTTTCTGATGTATAATACCGCAGTATCTAATGCAAATGCCATTGCTCCGTCGTTTGAACTAGGGAATACACTTGAATTTGAATATGCGTTGAGAGTTACCCCCTGCGCAGGAACTGCTGCAAACGTACCATTACCGTATAAGATATTACTTGCGTTTCCGTCTAAATTAACAGTGCTGATGTTACCTAAAGTAGGCTTACCGGTAATGTTAGCGTATGTAAATGCGTTACTGTTTAGTTTATTAGCTAAACTGTTGGTAACTGTAGTTGAGAAGCTAGCGTCATTGCCCAATGCAGTAGCTAGTTCATTCAATGTATTTAGAGCAGATGGTGCTGAGTTAACTAGGTTTGCGACTGCACTATCAACATAGTCAGTTGATGCAAAGTTAGCACTGTTGTTAACTGCGTTAGAAATATGAGATACGTTTGCTTCACCGGCAGTAGTAGTTACCGTAGCGAGAGTACCTGAAGTAGTAATAACGATACCGATTGGATTGGGCACAGCAACAGTTGGTTGCGGTATCAATGCGATAGCACCAGTTGCCGCATCAGTTTTGATTGTTGCACCAGCCAAGTCAATAGTAGTTCCTGACAAATAAATGTCTTTGAATCTTGCTGTAGGGCTACCTAAGTTATATGTTATGTTTGCAGTTGGAAGAATGTTGCCTGTGATGCTAATATCACCTACAGATAAACTTGTCAATGTTCCAACTGACGTAATGTTTGGTTGTGCGTTGCCACTTACTGTCACTGCAACGTTACTGCTTCCGCCCGATGATACATTGCCACCAAATGTAGTGACTTCAATATCAGCAGTGTCGCCAGGAGCTTCACTGAAAGTCAATGTTGAGCCACTGATAGTGTATGCTGATTTAGGTTGAACGATACCTTGAACTGCAACAATTGAATAGTTTGCGCCTTGTGGTGCATTTGTTAATGTGAATGCAGTTTGTACACCGTTACCAGTAAAACTATCTACATCAGCGGTCAACGAACCTGCGCTGCTAGAAGGTGCAACCCAAGATAGATTACCACTGCCATCAGTTGTTAATATAAAGTTAGCGTTACCACCGGCAATTCGTATATTACCAACATCACCTAAGTCAGTAATACCTTCAACCGTAAGAGATGTTAGTGTACCAATGTTAGTGATAGATAAGTTATCAACAAATGATTTCGTTACACGGGCATCAATTGCAGAATTAGCACGAGATTCGGTAAAATATAGATTAGTACCTTCAGTTAAATTGCTAGTTGACTGTGTAGCAATCCATGTGTTTGCTGTAGAATTAAAAGAGCTTGTACTTAACTTATTGGCTAAACTGTTAGTAAGTGTAGTAGAGAAGCTAGCGTCATTACCTAAAGCATTTGCCAACTCGTTCAATGTATCCAATGCTGCCGGAGCACTTGCTACTAAGTTTGCTACTGCATTACTTACATCTGTCTGAGTTGCATAGCTACTCATGTCAGCAGATGTTAAATATCCACCATCGTTTGTGAAAGAAGCAAGTGTATATGCTGTTCCATTAGCATACAACAAATGGTCAGTTTTGATATTACCAGCAGTGACATTACCACTAACAGTTAAACTTGTTAGTGTACCTACACTAGTGATATTTGGTTGTGCATTAGTATAAACAGTGCCTGCGACTAATGCGTTAGCTACTTGACCGGTTACATTAGAACCAGGTATGTTAGAAAGATATAAACCATCACCAATGAAATAATTTGCATCAACTGTGTTACCCAAGTTAGCACTGTTTGCTACTACTGTATTTGCAGAAATCTCACCGGTAGCAGTAACATTAGCTACAACAATCGTACCAGTTCCGCCGCTTAATGCGGCATCGACATACTGCTTTGTCGCCGCGTCGGTATTAGATGACGGGTCAGACAAGTTTCTCAGTTGCGTCGGTGATGGGAATGATAAGAATGCCATATTATGAAGTTGTTACAATAGATGCCACTTGGCTAAAGTTCGTGAATCCCCATACACTGTATGTTTGTCCTGATATCGTTGTTGTACCAGTTACATCTGGGGTGTCAACAATGTCTGAACCCAAGAATACGTGTTTAAATGTATGTGAAGTTGTATTCGGTGTCGCTAACCATAGATAGTTGGTAGCTGTTGATGATGTGCTTGCTCCTTGTCCTAATGCATAATTATTACTATTGTGTGAATCACTTGTAGTGAATGTCGGCAATGTGCTGTTACTTGTTATCTTCCAGAACAATGGGTAATATTTTGTTGCTGCGGCTACTGTACCATTTACAGTAGCGGTCATTGTTCTAGTACCAGCACCGTATGCTCCTGCACCAGTGTAATCACTACTTGTAATAGTATAAGACATTGTACTGTCTAATGATGTACTTGTACCCGATGTTGCACCATTTGATACTAGTGTACCGCTGATACTGTTTGCTGTGTTTGCGTATGTTACATTACCAGATGCAACGACTGCTCCTGATGTAGTTGTAGCAGACCATGTAAATGTTTGATTCAAGCTCCAATATGGAACTGTGCTTGCCGGGAACGAGCCACTCAATGCAGTAACGTTGAACGGTACAGGCTGATTAGTTGTTAATGTAGTACCTGTTGATGCGTATAAACCACGACTTGTAGTTAAGTTTACTGTAACAGGACTGCTTGCTTGTGTTTGGGGTGTTGTGCTTAAGTATCCGCTAGGAATGACATATGTGCCACCTGTGCCAGTAATACCCAAAGCAATAATGTTTGCACCAGTAACTGAACTTCCACCAATTGTGATAGTGTCAGTAGACTTAATATCAAAAGTAGCATTAGCAACACTGAATGTAATCGAAACGTTTTGAGTATTAATTGAACTTGCGATATAGTTAGCGTAAGCGTTTTTATTAGTACCACCACCTTGCCAAATATCAGTTGTAGTTATTGATACTGGACCTAATTGATTGATAGTAAATACACCAGCTGGATAACTACTGTTAGCATAATCGACTACGATATCTAAAGCAGAACCAGCTACGATGTTGCTTACATTTGATATTACACATGCATGGAAGTTACCTGTCAACGCGGCTGCGTTAAGACCGGTTAGTTGACTACCGTCACCGATAAAATAATTAGCAGAAACATTACCAGTAACATCTAATTTTGTTAATGTACCAACTGATGTGATGTTAGGTTGTGCATTAGTGTACACTGTACCTGCTACCAATGCATTGGATACTTGACCACTTACATTAGAGCCCGAAACACTATTTGCAGTAGTTGCATAGTTAACTGCACCTGATACATTAGCACCAGAAACACTATATGCAACATTAGCGACGTTTGCATTCGCAACGAATCCAGTAACATTAGCACCAGCGATGCTAGTTAATCCTGCACCATTCGCAACAATCTTGTCTACTGTTAATGTTTTAGTTACATCGTTAAATGTTAGATTGGCACTCGCACTTAAGTTAGTACCATCATTATATTGAATTTGTGTGTTGCTACCTGCAACGTTTGCATTACCTGTGCCCGTAGCAGTAGAAGGTGCTATCCAGCTTAAGTTACCAGAACCATCCGTAGATAGGACATAGCCACTTGAGCCGCCTGTAATCTTAATTGAACTTGGTGCACCAAATGTCTTTAATCCAGTTACTGTTAGTGTACTTAATGTACCAACACTTGTGATGTTTGGTTGTGCGTTTGTTGTTACTGTACCAGCTGTAGTAGCCGAACTAGCAGTGTTTGCAACATTAGCAAACTGTGCTGTTAGATTTGCAACTTCTGTTGTTGATTTTACAAATAACGGAGCAGTTCCGGTAGATGCTTCTGAAATGTAGCTAGCACCCTTTATGTTACCGTAAGTTCCACTGAATACACCATCTGTCTCTGTGCCATCTGAATAATATTCAAATGCAGTTGTGTCGTTTGAAACACCAAAGAAAGCGTGTTTATCACTAGATTTGAAGTAGTGTACACGAATACCTACATCTTTGCCGTCATCTACAGTTAACGGATCTAAATTAGCCTGTGTATGTAGTTCTATTATACTATCTGAATAGGTAGTATTGTTACTAGATATAGTTGTAGTAGTCCCGTTAATAACGAGATTACCATTTAAAACTGTGTTACCAGTTACTGATAATCCAGTAAGTTCACCTAAACTTGTGATGTTAGGTTGACTTGAAGTAGTTAGTGTGCCTTGAAAGTAATTTGCTACCGCAAGATTACCCAAGTTAGCGTTAAGAGATGTTACATTGGCTGATGTAAAGATGTTACCGGTTACCCCGATACCACCTGCTACTTTAAGAGCACCTGTCGTGTTACTAGTTGCGGCGTCGGTACCATCGACCACTAATACAGTGTCGATAGTTGCGTTTCCGTATATTCTAGTGCCCGAACGTAGTAATGCCATACTTTTTTTTACCTTACATATACTTATGTAATCCCAGACACCTCATCAAAAACTCCGGAAATTTTTAGTACACCCGTATTTAGCTGTTGCATTGCCTCGCCATTTTCGGTTCCACTATACTCATCCAGTGTATAAGCAAACACCCCATCGGGGGTGATGCTTATATTGCTTTGACTAGTTTCATTGAAGCCTACGCTACCACTTAGAGTAGCGTAGAGGTTTCCAGAATTGTTCAATCTAGCCGCGATATTAGCCATCGACTATCTCCAATTAATTGAAGATGAAGTCTAAGCTATTAGCAGTTGCGTTAAATTGAATATATGCAGCACTAGCAGTTCCACCGTTGTTATTAGCGAAACCAACTGAGTGACCTGTATAGATATTACCAGTTGCGCCGATACCACCTGTTACAGTTAATGTACCAGTTATACTAGAGTTAGCATCTACGTTACCTAATGCAGATAATGTGCCATTAGCTGTAATGTTGTTAGCGTTAATATCACCGGTTACATCGATGTAACCTGTTACATTAGCACCTAGACCTGTTACAGTCAATACAGTGTTTCCACCGCTTACAATTAGAACGTTACCATCTGCTACCGGAATGCTTACATTACTTGTACCATTTGCAACAGTACTTGTGTCAACAGTAGCCCAAGATAAACCACCTGAACCATCTGTCTTTAAGTAAGCACCGTTTGTACCACCAGTAATTGTTACATTACCTACATCACCCAAATCAGTTGTACCAGATACTTCTAATGAAGTTAGTGTACCAACTGATGTGATATTTGGTTGTGCGTTTGTGTAGACAGTACCTGCAATTAATGCGTTACCAACTTGTCCAGTTACATTAGCACCAGTGATGCTTGACAATGCAGAACCGTTACCAGTTACATATGAACCATTGATATAGTTAGCAGAAACATTACCGCCAGTAACTGATAGAACATTAGTAGGACCATCGTATGTTAAGTTACCGTTGTCAACTAATAGACCAGCTGCGCCTGCAAATGTTACACGACCTGCAGTCAATGAACTTGCGGCTACATTAGCTGCTGAAACTTTTTCAGTTGAATTGATGTTATTTGCAGTTAATGTGTTTGTAGCTGAATCATATGACAACTCACTATCTTGTGTTAGCAAGCCATCTGTACCTGCAAGAACAACTTTACCAGCTGTTAATGATGATACTTTGATGTTACCAGAATTCAATGTTGATGTAACATTAGCATTTCCAGTAGTCAATGTAGTACCGCTGTATGTTAAGCCAGTAGCATTTTCTAGAGCACCGCCTGTACCTGCTATAGTCAATGTACCAGATGTTAGTGAAGATACAGTAACATTAGAAGCTATAACTTTACCTGTTACTGACAATTCTTGTGTACTGTCATCAAATGTCAAGTTTGCACTAGCAGTGAAGTCATCGCCGCTGTTAAACTGTAGTTCGCCTGTGTTACCAGCAGCTTGTTGGAAGTCAACTGCTGTACCGTTAGCATAGTAATAATTGTCAGTCTTGATACCACCTGCAGCAATGTTGCCGCTTACAGTGAATACACCATTAGCAGTGTCGTATGTCAAGTTAGAACCGTCATTTGACAAGTCACCGTATGTAGATACTATGCCTGCAGTACCTGTACCAGCTGGAGATGGTGTACCTGTTGCAGTGAATCTTGTACCTACATTATTATTTGCGGCACCGACTGTAGTAAAATCAGTTGTACCAGGTGTGATAATTTCATATTCTTTACCAGATACAATAGTTGATGCGGGTAAACCTGATCCAACGTGTTCAGAAACGTTTGTAGCGAATTGAATAGAACCGTTACCACCAGCAACTTTGATGTTACCACTGATGTTACCGATAACGTCACCGACTAGATTACCAGTGAAGTAACCGTTAGATGTGATGTTGCCGTTAGCGATAATAACGCCACCGATGTTTAAGTTTTCACCTTGAATGTTACCAGTGAATGTAGCATTACCTGCTTTCCAATCACCGTATTCATTAACTGTAACTACATTGTTAGAAACAGAAACATTGCTACCGACTACGAATTGTGCGTTAGCTTCGTCCCAACCGATGAATGAATCAACTGCGCCGCCGTCATAACGATGTAGCAATAGACCACGATCCATACCGTCTGCTGTACCCAGTGATGCGCCATTAGCGCCGCCACCTAGTTCGAACAATGGGTCAGTCAATTGTGTAACTGTTGTGTTAACACTTGTTGTTGTACCTGTAACTGTCAAGTTACCGTTGATTGTTGTATCGCCTGCACTCAATGTACCTGTGAATGAAGCGTTGGCGCCGTCAAAGTCACCTGTCGCTGAAACATGTCCGGCTGTGTTGAAAGATGCAGCAGTGATTTCACCGTTAGCAATTACAACACCACCGATGTTAACGTTACCAGTAATGTTTGCGTCACCATCGATTAAGATATCTGCAACATTTGACATACCAGAAACATCTAATGATGTTAATGTACCAACTGAAGTTACATTTGGTTGAGCAGCAGTTGTTAGTGTACCTTTTAGTAAAGTAGCACTTAGTTCACCTGTACCTGTAGTGAATGTTAGATTTGCATCGTCAGTTAACAAACCACCTGTACCAGCAAATGTTACACGAGTAGATACTAAGTTGTTAGCAGTTACGTTTGCACCAACGACTTTACCTGAAGCATTTAGGTTACCAACGTTAGCATTGTTAGTGATAACGATGTTATTAGCAGCCAAATCTGATGTTACAGAAACAGTAGTTGAGTTTGACGAAATAGTTTGTTGACCTAATTGGATACTGCTACCAGAAATCCACAAGTCTTTCCAGCGATTTGTAGAGTTACCTAAGTTGCCGCCTTCATTTGTAGCTGGAATCAAGTCACCTGTAACTACACCAGAGATTGCCAAGTTACCGATATTAGCTGTACCAGAAGTAACTAAGTTACCACCAGTTACATTACCTGTAGCAGATACTACACCAGTTGTGTTAAGGTTAGCACCGTCGATGTTACCAGTGATGTTAGCTGAACCAGGAGATACTAAATTACCGACATTAGCAGTACCAGTTACATTTGCACCGCCGCCTGTGATTAAGTTACCACCAGTGATATCACCTGTAGCAGTTACAACACCTGTTGTGCTGATATTAGCAGCACTAGCATTACCTGTGAATGTACCTACATTACCATATACACCACCTAGAGTTACTAAGTTACCTGCATCAACATTACCAGTGATGTTAGCTGAACCAGGAGATACTAAGTTACCAACGTTAGCTGTGCCAGTTACTTTAAGAGTAGTATTGGCTAATATTTCGCCATCAGCAGTGATAGCACCTTGTGTATAGATGTCACCTGATGATGCAGTAATTGTTGCTTTGCCTGTATTAACATCAACATTACCTGATACAGATAATGTACCACCTGTTGATAAGTTACCACCGGTAATTGTACCAGTTGCTGTAAGTGCATTACCTGATTTGTCAAATGTTAGTCCAGCAACACCGTTAACATTACCACCATCATTAAACTGAACATACTTGTCAGAACCTTTAGCTGCAATTGTACCAGTGAATGTACCAGTGATGTTACCTGTTACATTTAAGTTACCACCGATGTTAGCATCACCAACTGTAACTAATGAGTTAAGATTTGCTTCACCTGAAGTAGTGATTGTACCGTTACCAAATACTGTATTAGCAGTTGAGTTACCAACTGTCAAGTTAACCAATGTACCAACGCTAGTAATGTTTGATTGTGTAGCATTTACAACATTACCTGCATAAGCAGCCATGTTAGCGTTAAGAACAGTACCTGTAACATTAGCACCACTGATGTTAGCAAGTGTATCACCTTCACCGATGAAGTGACCTGCATGTACATTACCATATGAAGTAATAGTAGATACATCGTTATCTGACACAGTAACTTCGCTAGCTAAAACGAATTCACCGTCAGTTGTGTGCCAGCCCATGAACGCATTCTTAGCTGATCCACTGTAATAGTGCATCGATAAACCACGCTCTTTACCGTCATTTGTCGTTAATGTTGCGCCATTAGCGCCTGAACCCAATTCTAATACCGGGTCTTCAATTTGTGTTACTGTAGAATCTACAGTAGTTGTAGTACCTTGAATAATCAAGTTACCGCTAATTGTTACGTCTGTTACTAGTAATGCGTCATCTACAGTTAGTCCACCGTAAACTCTAGTACCATCTTTTAGTTTAGCCATTTTTCTTTTCCTTTTTCTTTATGGTTTTCTTTAGTTTATAGTGTTATTACACTATACCTGTAACTTCATCAAATTCATTACCAACTAACAACTCCCCAGATTTTCTCTGCTTCATCATACCATTGTAATTGATTGATAACGGTGTCAACGCATCATACGTTGCACTACCTACATTTGTAACAGTCTTGCTCGTTCCCGAACTATCTGTTGTCATTGCACCTGAACTTGCTACTGTTAATAACAACTTTGTTGCAGAACCTGTAATAGCAGAGATATTAACACTGCTGTCTTGTGTAGCACTAAAAGGTGCAATAGGAGTACTAAAGTTACCAGTATACACTGCAACCCCTTTTACTACACGGAAATTTGTAATTTGTCCAGTGAAGAAACCATCACTAGAACCTGATGTACCTGACTGACCTGTTACATCAGTGTTAACTTCACCACCGATTGCTAATGCTCGTGATGATACTGAATTGAATGGTGATGAATCTGTGATAACAGATACACCATTTACATATACTTTAACATGTGTTGAATCTGTTTTCACTAATGCTACATGGAACCATTGATTTTGAGGTACAACACCTGTTCCACTACCTACCGGTGCACTAGAACCGTTCCAATAATACAATACTGAACCCATCATCTCAACGTTATCACCGTCTGGGAAAGACCACAGACGCTGATATGATGTTGAAGTAGAATAGAACCAACCTTCAACTGTGAATGCATCATTTCCGAATTGGAAATCACCGGAACCAGTGATTGTAATCATCTGGTTAGTGCCGTTTAATTTGATAGAACCGCCGGAAGGTTGTCCATCTGACAACGTGATTTCATCTAGCTCATCTGCGAATATAGTGTCTACTGTAACTTTGTGTCCAGTATGAACATCACCTTTTTCATCAAACGAACCGGCAGTAAGTAACGTTCCATCGTTCTTTAATCTTGCGCCGACTGTTCCTGTCATATGTGTTTACCTGTTAATTAAATTTAAAATCTATACTATCAGCAGAATTGTTGTAGTTGATAGCACCTTTTGGAGTGCTAGAACCTTGCGGTGCTAGGTTGATGTTACCACCTACAGTCAAATCTTTCTGAATCCCTACACCACCTTGAGTTACAATAGTACCCGTAATGGTAGAAGTAGAGTCTGTACTACTATTTATGACTAATTGATTATTAATCTCTACAGTGTCGATATTTGCGTTGGTAAAGAAGACATTCCCAGCAGTTATACCGTCACTATTTGCAGTGATGGTCTGCCCATTGATATCTAGATTTCCTTTAAGGAAGAAGTCTTTGTATCTGCTAGACGCAGATGCTAAAGATAGCACCCCGTTTCCCTGAGGAATTAGATTAGATTTTACTAAGGATACAGATAGATTAGCAGTATTAACCGTGTCGGATACGTTGACATTAGCAATGTTGGCGTTACCGCTGGCAGCGTCCAGGCTAATGTTGCCTGTCGTTAATCCACCTTTGACGTTGAATGGTTTTACTGTCATCTAGCTTCCTGTTAATCTTTGATGTAAGTAGTGACTAGGTTTATCGTGGTATTAGCAGCAATACCAGATGCATATAAATTAACATTACCACCTGATACGTTAGTACTGATAACAATGATGTCCTCATCTAATGTACTAATCGCTCCATAGATTGTAATGTAGCTGTCACTATCATCGTGGATTAACAATGCTTCTAATGATTCAAAACCCAAATCATTACTTGCTCTTATAATATATTTAGCTGACCTATAAACCGATAGGGGGAAGGTATCAATTAGTGTGTCTACTGATACTGGAATACTACCATCTTTACTAACAATCTTGTTAGTTGATAGTAAGCCAGTGTCAACGTTTAGTACTGCGACACCACCAACAACACTGCTACCTGCAATGTTTGAAATCTGACTACCGTCACCTATTAGATAATTTGCAGTTACATTACCAGTAGCGTTAATATTAGCTGAAACGTTTACATTGGTACTAGAGAATGATGTTACAATATTTGAATTATCAACACCACCTACAATAATTTTAAGTTCAGTGTTTGCTATTGTTGTTCCCAATACCAAATTACCGCCGACATTACCATCAAGACCTTGCGAATAGATATAACTATCTAATGGATAAAGTGATGTACCTAAACTGTTGTTAGGGCTAGCGTTATCATATGCGCTACCTGCAATACCTATATCCAAATAATATGAAGTATCTGTTCCTAAGTCTGCGGTTAAGATATAATCAGCAGTACCGTCTGGATTTACGTTTTCAAAGTTAACTTGAGCATAACCAGGGATGTTAGCACCGATTTGAAGAATAGTATTAGGTAATTCTGTATAACCAGGAACACCCACATACAATGCTTGTTCGCCTGTAACAACATTACCATAAATTACAGAACTATTAGCGTATATAATGCCACCGACTTCTGCATTCAAGTTACCCAATACAGTTAGATTACCTGAGAAGTAACCAGTGTTACCTCTGATGCCCTCTGCTAAAACATTACCACTAGTTGTTAAACTAGTTAATGTTCCAACACTTGTAATGTTTGGTTGTGCTGAAGTTTTTAGTGTACCGTACAAATAGTTTGCACTGACAATGTTGGCTCCGCTTATAGTGCCGCCGGCACCAGAACCAGTTATTAGATTACCTAAACGGGCATTACCTAAATCGTTAAATGAAACTACATCATCTGCGACACCCACATTGCTAGCGAGTACAAATTCTGAATTAGAATTATCCCAACCAATGAATGCGCCCACTTCTGCGGCTGCCACAGTATCATAGTAATGATATAATGTGCCGCGATCCTTGTTGTCATTTACTACTAAACCTGCGCCACCGGGTCCGCCACCTTGTTCAACGATAGGGTCGGTTATGTATACTACTTGTGATTCGACATACGATAAATTACCCGTAACGGTTAGGTTACCGGCAATAGTTGTATTGCCGCTAACCGTTAGGTTTGCAGCAGCAACGTTCCCGATATCATCAACGACAACAATGCCGCTTTCGCCTATCGTGAACCCTGCTACCGAGTTGAACTTCTTAATAGCCATTAAATCTCTCTTTCAAAAGGTTACTAGCTATTTAGATGGTTCTAATTTGTGCTGTCCAAAGTGTATCTGCGTTTTGGCTAGGTGTCGCTAACAATTGGATATTACCACCGCCATAGTTAACAGTAAGTGATCCTGCCCCAGTACCACCTGATGGCATATGAAGTTTACCATATGTAGCAAAGTCAACATTAGTACCATCATACATAGCTGTAACTGTGGCTACTGTCGCATATGTTACCCCACCTACAACTGATTTTCCTTTTACAAAGAATTCAACTGCGTTACCTGCTACTGCTGGAACTTCAGCAACAACATGTTGTTGGTCATCATGCGTAGTTACAGTAGAATCATCGATATTAGTATCACCGATTGTGATGCTTTCTGGTGTCAATGAACCTACATTCAAACTACCTGCAGATAATAAACCAGTAACATCAAAGTCACCTACTACGTTAGCGCCGGTTTCTGTTACTGTAAATGTTAGATTACTATTTGCTGTTACTTCAACATTACCATCTGCGTTTACAAAAATACCACTTGTAGCATTACCGATTCTATCAGTATGAATAATTTCAAATGTTAAGTTTGCCGCACCGTCTGTTCTTAAAACAACTACTTCGTTATCTTGCGGAGCAGAGCCGTCATTCAATGGGTAGTTTAATCCACTAGCAACCAATGTAGTAACTTGTGCAAGATTGATATCTGCTAAGTTAGAAACACTGATATCAAACAAACCTGACATGTTAGCGATGTTTGGTTGGTCAACTGTTTCTACTGTACCATATAGATGGTCAGTGTACAATGTATCTAGTCTCAAGTTAGCGTATGTGCCACCTGTAACTGCGTTACCGGAAGTACTTACACCTGTCTTCAATTGGAATTCACCGTCGCCTTGCTTCCAACCCATAAATTGATTTACTGCTGCACCACCTGCATAGTTATGAATATACAAACCTCTGTCGTATAAATCACCACCGGTTAAATCACCACCTGAACCATTGCCTGCAATATCGATTAATGGGTCTGTTAAACTTGAATTTGTTGTATTGACATATGTTGTAGTGCCACTTACTGTCAAGTTACCACCGATAACCATATCGTGTACTACGTTTGCATTGCCACCGATACGCAAATTACCTGTAGAAATATTAGCTTCTGTACCTTCGATTAATACATTACCTGTAATATTAGCTTGTGCGCCACCTACATAAATGTTACCACCGATACCAACACCGCCTTTAACTTGGAATGCACCAGAAGTTGTGCTTGTTGCGGCTGCTGTATCATCAACTGTTAAGTTACCAGAAACTGCTAAGTTTGCTCTAGCTGATGAGTTACCGATACTAGTGTTATTTGATGTTGTCAAATAACCTGCATATAAATTACCCACAGTAGGTGATGTATAACCAGTTAATGCACCTGCATAACCGATAATAGCGTTACCAACAATCATGTTGTTGCTACCACCAGAACTAATAGTTGTGTTACCTAAGTTAATAGTTAAACCAGACAACCACAAATCTTTCCAACGATATGATGATGAACCTAAATCGTATCCAGCACCTGAACCATCAGCATTAATATCTGGAATCAAATCGCTTGTAACATGATTTTGAACATGTAGATTATATAAGTTTGCTTCACCGTCAACTTCTAAGTTGCCACGCAAATATGTGTCGCCGGAAACTTCTAAGTCAGCAGTTACACCATTAACAATACCAATCGTAACATTATCAAATAAATTAGTTGTTGCAGTTACATTCAATGCACCTTCGACAATTGCATCACTTTGTAGTGTTGCTATACCACCCACTGTCAATGTTCCACCGACATTAGCGTAACCATTTAATTCAAAGTTACCTGCATTAGCCCAGATAGAACCTGGTGTTGATAGATTTCCGTCTGGAGCAAAATACCATGAGTTACCATCGACAGCAATTTCTACATTACCGCCTGCCCATGCACTGATTTGATTATTATCAGACTCCATGAAGGCGCCTTGATTGTTAACCCAAACCCATGCATCATTTAAATATTCTAATTGTGCATATCCATTTGTTTCAGCGTGTAATCTAATTGAATTTCCATCATTGCCGTCATACAAATAACCGCCTTGTGGTAATACAACATAACTTGGGCTAGAAATATTACCACCATCAATAAAGAGGTCATCCCATAAGTTAAGTACACCATTGACATCCAAAGAATTAGTGATGTTAGCTGAACCAGTTACAGTTAATGTATTTGAACTCTTATCGAATGTGAACGCATCGACTGCACCAACATTACCACCATCGTTGAAAAGAACTTGTGTGTTAGCACCAGGAGCAGAAATTGTAGCTGCGCCACCGCCTGGGCTTACAACAGAACCAGCAGTTGTAATGTTACCACTTATAGGATCAACACTGAAAACAGTATTATATGTGCTATTTGCTTGGTCATAAACTTTAATAGAAACATTACCTGACGCATCAACATAAAATGCGCTATCACCGTCTGCACTGCTATAACCAACAGTCAAACTATTTGCAATATTTGCATCGCCGGCAGTAGTAACAGTGAAGCCACCATTAGCAAGATTTGCATTACCAGTAGAAGTAATTTGACCATTCGAACCAGTCAAACTAATATAGTTAGCACCATCGCTACTTACGATGTTTGCAGCATCTTTAACTGTTAAAACATTACCGCCAGTGAACGTAAAGTTTGCACTGTCAGATAGTACGCCATCTTTAGTAAATGTAACTTGCGTGTTTGTTAAATTGTTTGATGTAACATTACCTGCAATGATTTTGGTAGTCGCGGTAATATTACCAATCGTAGCGTTGGCTACGTTTCCAATGTCACCGGTATTAGCGATGACTTGTACCGGGACTTCACCTACCGAGAAACCACCGACTGAGTTGAATGTTCTAATTGCCATATTTTATCCTTATGCTTTATAGCTTGTAATTAAGATTTTGTAGTTTGTTAAGTGTGCTGTCTGAGGTGTTACAGTTAATGTAACATTTCCAGAACCGCCACCTGGGACAAAGTTGACCTTAAAGTCCCCTACCCCCGGACTCGACACCGGGGCATCGATGGTACCATATTCATAGTAACCTACGTCACTCCCCAATACGCTAGCAATTAACTTGCTAGTCTGTCTTGTGTTAGCCACAACATCTGTTGCAATGATTGTATAGTCCATTGAAATGACGCTGCCAGCTGGAACTCTGTGTAATACTTGGTCTTGTGCTGTACTTTGTGTAGTAGCAACAAAAGATGAAATCTGATAGAATTGATTAACACCCATACCCAATGAGAATGTATTAGCACTCAAATCTTCTTCTACTGTTAGTGAACGATTAGTATTGTTATATACAACACCTTCAGCAGTTGTAGCTAAACCTATATTGTTATATACTAACGCACCATCAGTGCCAGTAATAGTAATGTTAGCGTTAATGTTACCTTGAACGTTTCCGAAAAAGTTAGTTGCAGCTAAGTCACCTGATACTGCTAAGTTTCCAGAGATGGCTACATTACCAAAAGTCGCACGATTGCTAGTAATGTTGCCATTACTATCGATGACTTGTATTGGAGGAATGTTTACTGTGTATCCACCTGCTGAATTGAATGCATCTGCTGCCATGTATGGTCCCAAATATTATTTTATATCTTATTTATCATTATTCATCAATTGGGTTGTTACAGCCATAAAAAAAGAGCACCGAAGTGCTCTTTTGTTTTTACTAGATTAGATTAATCGTAGTTCAAGCTGTCGCCATTCAAATAAGCGTTCCATGCGTAGCATGATGCGCCAGTTGATTCGTTGATAGCTGCTTCTAAAGCAGAGTTACGACCGCCGTCAGCGATAGACTCGCCATCACCGTATGGTAATGTGTCATCAGATAGAACAGCAGTGAAGTACTGACCATTAGGTTGACCCAATGCGTAGAACTCAGCTACTTGTTGGATACCTTGAACAGCTTTTTGATACAAGCTACCGATTTGGTCAGCATTTGTTTCAACGTCTGTGTTCATATCGATTACAACGAATGCTAACTTACGTGTAGCAAAGTTACTTTGTGGGTATGTATTACCGTGTGCTTTGTTTGTATATGCCATGATATATTTCCTTTAAAATTTTGAGCTTCATATAGAAGCGCATACTATTATTTATGCCTCATAAACAAAAAAGCACACCGAAGTGTGCCTTTTTGATCCTTCCTGTGACATGTACCGAAGTACATGTTTCCCGAACAGAAAATTCCGATTATTGGAATGTTAGGTTAGATACAGCGATTTCACCTAAGTAGTCAGCAGCATTACCGAATGATGATGCTGTGTTTGTCAACTCAACATAACCGTAACGAGTCATAAATGATACGACTGGTTCGAATGTTGATGGGTCTAGAACAACACCAGATGACATCAATGGGATGTATGGGCAATAGAATGCCGCTGCATCTGTTTCGCTAGTACCTTTGTAACCAACTAGAACTGGTTGTGAATCGCTAGCATATGAGTTAACGAATACACGCATTGCACCGTTCAATGTACCAACGAACTTAGTGTTTGTTGGAGCTTCGAATGTACCTTCTGTAGTACGTGCAAATGCTGATGTTGTTGCTGATTGCAATACTGTCAATGCAGCTGGAGAAACAACAGCCCAGTTACCTGCGCCACGACGTGTGCGTTGAGCAATCAAGTTAGCAACACGGTTGATTAGAACAGCTAGAGCAGCGTGTTCGTCACCAACGAATGTAGCTGTACCAGATACGGCAGCTTGGTTGTATGTAGCTTCTGTAGTTGCCAATGTTGACAATGACAACAAGATTTCTTGGTCGATTTCAGCAGTAATTTCTTGAGCAAGAGCGGCCATGATTTCTGCTTCAACGTCAATACCATGTTGTGATTGAGCGTCTTGAGCAGCTTCGAATGTCCAACGAGCTTGTAACTTACGTGACTTAGCTTCAACAGCTTGACGCAAGATTTGTACAGAAATTTGCTTACCGCCATTACCTTCTAAGGCTGCTGTGTTGTTAGCGCCATAGATGTTTGATGATGATGAACCATTTGTCTGTGTTGAGTATGCTTGAGCAATCTTGAATGGGCTCAATGCTTCTTCACCAGCTGTTACGCTAGTCTGAGCAGCACTGTTGTCTGTCAATGACTGAGCATAACGAACACGTAGAGTGTGGATCTGACCAACTGGACCTGTCATTGGCTGAACGCCTACCAACTCGTTAGCGATAACTGTTGGCATTACACGACGGATAACTGGAAGAATAACACGGTTTAATGTAGCGATGTTACCTGCAGTTGTTGTACCAGCTGAAGATTCAGATAGTAATGACTTCTTGGTGTTTTCTAAGATAACACCCATTGTTGAGCGGCGAGTACCTTTAAGACCTTCTAACAGGGCTTCTTTAGTCTCATCCCAACGGCTTTCTAATAGAACTTGTGACATTTATATATCTCCTAAATTATGTCTTATTTTTATAGCCCTGCCAAACGTCTAATGTCGATAACGTTATCACGTTGCTCAACTTCAACTTGCTTGGTGGCAGATTTATTACCAGTAACTTCAACGCTTTCTTTGATGACTTGCTTTGAAGATGTTTTCTCAGTAGCGTTGTTTAATACTGCTGGTAAATACTTATCGAAAGCGGCTTGTAGACGAGGTGTCTGTACGCTTTCTAGTAACTCCTTCATCACTGTTGCTTTTTCTTCGTTTAAAGACTTTAGCAACTCGCCCATGACCTTTGTACGCTCATTGGACTCTTTGATGATACGGATTTCACGTTCCTTTGATTCAACTAATTGCTTTGCAGCCTTAGCTGATTTGATAGATTCGGCTAATTGAGCATCTTTAGCTTGTAGTTGTTTGAACAACTTGCGTGTCTCAGCTTTCTCTTGTAGATAAGTTGTGCTGAATTCACTAGCATAAGATTCGAAAATTCTACGACCAAAATCGTTTTCACGAGCAGTCTTGATATCTTCTTTCAATTGCTTCATTTCACCCTTCAAGTGTGCAGTAACAGCTTCGTTAATCTTAGCAGCACTCTTGGTCACAAATTGTGACTTCAATGCTTCTAATTGTTTACGACCTTCTGCAACTAACTTGACCTTAGCTTCAACAACAGCTTGCTTGTCAGCAGCGAATTCTTTAATTTCACGTGACAAAGCGTGAACAACGAATTGCTCTAGCTTTTGTTGGCTTTCTTTTTGAATCTTACGCTCCGCACGAAGTTCTTTGATTTCTTCTGATAACTTAGTTACCATAAAATTATTGAACTTTGTTGCATTCTCATGCAACTTGCGCTTTGCGGCGACACGGTCTTCGTTCATTGCTTTTCTTTCAGCATTGAATTCTTCAATCTCTGCTGATAAGCCGTCTGTTACCATCTTGTCTAGGGCTTCTACCATAACTGATTTGTCGTGTTCAAAACGTTGTGCGAATTCTTCTCTTAATTCAGCACGTACTTGCTCACGAGCTTCATTCAACTTAGCTTCCCATGCTTCATTCAAAGCAGTAGAAGTTTCTTCGTTGATTAATCCACTCTCAAGTAATGGTTTGATAGCATCTAACATGCATAATCCCCTTATTTAATTTTGAGGTCCTTGATAAGACGAGTTACCTCTTCTCTCAAGTACTTCTGTACTTTTGCATTGCTTTGTGCATCTTTTGCAATCTCAAGCGTTCTATGACCATGACGCATATTCATCATACCTTCATAGATTGCTTTTGGATAAGCATTAGGAGCACTCGGTTGTGCAACGATATCCACAGTGACAATTTCAAAGTCACTGACATGGCCATTCATGTCGTTCACGTTTCCGCTACCACGACTTGATACGCCTAGTTTGACACCACTCTCCAACATAGTAGACACTAACTGTCCCATTGGAGTTGGTAAAATCTTTAGCTTGCCGAACCCGTTAGCACCATCCATCCACATTTGAGTAATCATATGTGATACACGGTCTAAGTTGATTTTTAAATCATCGGGATGGTCAACTTCGCCAAGGACTGAGAAACCTTCTGTGATTTGCTCATTAAGAGAATTGACAGCATTTTGAATTTCAGATACAGGGTAAACACGCTCATTGGCGTTTTTTACCCCTCCCTGAATGAAGATGCCTTTCATATAAAGGCTCTTCTTGCTACCTTCACCTTCACTTTCGACAACCATAGAGGCTCTGTCGAAAGTTAGATGCTCTTTGAGATACAAAGCCATTGTCTCAGGTATCCTTACTTAACAATCTTCTTAGTGGTCTTCTTTGACTCACCAACGATTGACTTCTTGTTTACGCCGTCATCACCATGCTTTGGCTTAGGAGCTGCTTCACCTTTTTCAGAGAAGTTACCTTTGCCTGGAGCATTTTTGTAATTACCAGGAATATCTTTAACTTGTGGGTTTAACAAACCACCTTTTGTGCCTTCACCAGAAGCTACACCACCTTTAGCGATGTTACCTGCTGTTGCGCCGTTACCGGAAACTTTTGGTCCGTTAGAAACGATTGACTTAGTGTTTTGACCGTTGTCACCGTGTGTTACAGAAACTTTCTGCAACTGTACAGCTTCCATCATTTCGTCGCCTTCTTCGCCGCCGAAATCTTCTTCACCGCCGAAATCTTC